AAATTTCCACAGGGCCGGGAGGTAAAAGATTTCATCATTACATTGATTTTTACATGTGTTTCAAATGCTTGGTTAAAGAAATTTCAAGGAGCAATATCAATATCGGTTGATCAAATCAAAGATCAGATTACGGATTACATAGTTCAACAACTACGAGATATCTACACATGGATTCCAAAATTTGCAGATCCTTCAATGATATTTACTGCATTGGGTATAATTACAAAAGTTTTGAACGTCAGCAATGAAATCATTTTACAACCACTTGCATACATTAATCAAAAAATTGTGGCCGCGCCGTATGACCAGGTCAAACCAAATACAACAATAATCAAGGAAATATCTACTATGAATTCAAACAATTTACGTGAATGGATCAACCTCATATCACATTCATCTGCCTTGAACGAGGAGATTGCGCAACCAACTACTGTGGATACATCAGGGACGGCTGATCTTGCACAAATATCGACACTATTGGGGGTAGATTCTGCTAAATTTGCAGCCATATTTACAAAACTTAAATCTGCACAAAAAGGCACACCACTTAGCAAAGTGCTTACACCCACAGAGGCGTATGTAATGTCTGGAGCATTTTGGAAATTGGCAACTGGAGACAGACAAACTAAACAAAAAATACTATCTGTATTGGGGTCGTTCCAGGCCACAGAAGAAGAACCACCACCAGCAGCGGCACCAGCAGCGGCACCAGCACAGAAGACAGCAGCACCACAGCCACTTTCATTATAAATGACAGAGATCAGCCGCGTTGCTGATCTCGGTAATACTGATAGGGACTCTTGTTGTGAGTTTGAATAAAAGCAGCATGTAGACGCTGAGTATCAGTGCCATACTTTTTGGCAATACTCTTTTCCGCATCTCGCAGCAGGTGAGTCAACCGACCATCATGCCATTCGGGATTGGTGAGGTTTTTTTCCAGGCTCACTGTGTATTCGTTTACTGCATCACTCTCGCTGTGTTGTTCCAGGATATTGCTGCCAAACATGGCAACCAGTTCATGGCTGAGATCGGCTATCAAACCAGCTATGCGCTGTGTGTGTTCGCATGCAGGAAACTGACGTGTCATTTTGCTGAGACCATTGCAATACTGCATGCAAAGATCCTGAGCCAGCTTGGCATCCATGCTGAGTCTCACTGGCTCGCTCATGCCCGAAGCTGCCTTGAGATTCCAAAGTTGTTGACTATCCGCCAGTTGTGTTATTCTCATGTGGTTGTGGCCTCTTGATATGTCCGGTATTTAGCGCTTGCTCATAAAGTTGATGTTGTGCCAAGTTCTTGTTTTTTGCCTCGACCATTATGTCGAAACGATCCCAAAACTTCAGCACGTAATCGTTCACACCAGGGTGCCAACACATGTCACTGTGAGCACGAAGTTTTGTGGTATTGCGGGTACCTCGAGCTGTGACATGTGGCGTGCCCGAAATAGGCAAGCTGTAGTGCAGGGTGGGACGCACTCCGCGCCAGCTGTCTTCCACAATTTTCACACGATCATCAGTGGGACTTATATAAGCGCCAGTTTTGACAAAGTGATGATGCACATCCAACACCAGTGCAGTGTGCTGAGCCAGCTTCAAAGTGTCGTCCAATCCCCAACTCATCTCGTCATTCTCGATGGAGATGAGGTTGCGGGCTTCGGTGCTGAGACGCTGAATGCTGGCAAGCATCCCTGCAGGACCCAGCCGACCGCTGATGTGGATATTGATTTTGTAACCGTGATCATGCCATGAACTGCCATAGCCCATCATGCGAGCCACATCGGCATGATACTCAAACTCTTCAATGCTGCGCTCAACCACATCAGGTCGGTCACTTGCAACACAACAAAATTGTCCAGGATGAAAGCTCAGTCGTATGTCATGCTCACGAGCCAGGTCGCCCAGTTTTTTCAACTTGTCTGACACAGCCGTCTTGACATGAGGCAGTTGCCAAAAGTAACGCCATGTGGATTCGGTATACATTGGCAACATTTCCGATCCCAAGCGGAGCATTTTGAGGTGCTGGGGCCATGTGGCCATGATTTCAAATACTCGGCCATAGGCATCACAGTTGTGGTGTGCAATGTCCCACAGCTTCTGTTCGGCAATGTTTTGTTTCTGGCGATTGAGCCAGGCCACAGTGGTGCTGGTGGCATTGAGCTGTTTGACGTCATGCTCGGCCAGCATGGGAATAAACTTGCAGGCAAAACCCAAACGCTGTGTCACTATATTTGTTCCATTATAAAATCCTGCCATGTGAGACCGAAACTCATGACATCAGTGTCTAACTCAAACGCAAAGATGGGATGGCTGGTTGTGCCATAGGGCAAAAACACATCACCTTGGCAGTGCTGTTCGCACCACCTACGTAATGTAACACATAAATCAGCTTCGTCAACCTGGGGATATTGTGCTCGCAGGTTCAGTCGCACGCAGTGCGGAAACCAAGGGTTGGGTACAATGTCACCGTTACGGAAATCCAACTGAGTGGTCATGCTGCGAGGCAAAACCCAGCGGCTGGATTCGCTGTTGATGTTCTTGTAGTCACTCCAGATGATGAATCTACCCATGCTAACTCCAATTCATCAGGAACATCATGTAGTCCTCGCGACTGTCAAACTTTACAACATGGTTCACCAAACGTGCATGATAGACATCACGCAATGCCAAGTCTACCTGATTTTCCATATGGCCCGTGGGGTTCACAGTTTGCACAAACTTGATCCAGGGTTCCGGGCAGAGGTAAAGATACTTGCCGAGTTGCAAGCGATATGGCTTCTGTATACAAGTCATAATACGGTCAACATAAACTTCATCATGTCTTGTTTGCGTGAAAACCAAAAACTATTGTCTTCAAATGCCCAATCGCCTTCACAGTAATCTATCCAACCCTCTTGTGCTTCACGCATGGGATGACCACAGCGATCTTCACCTATGTTTTCCCTGCACCAATTCAGCATTTCAATCCGCTTTTCACTATGACCCTGGGGAATATCCACACAGTGACTGCGCACCCAATTTATCAGATCTGGCCTTGTGTTCATGTTATCCCCAACGCAACAATGCTAACATGGCAAACCTGCGATTGCGAATAAAAACCGCAGTTTCAAAACTTACCGTAATTCCCAATCCGGGTATGTCATGCTCTTGTTGACTATGACCCACCCACCAATCGCTGATCTCTCCGTGACTGCGGCCCATGTTGGCGCGACACCAGGCTGTAATCTCCCGCAGGGATGCTTTGTCGCGCACAGGGAAACGCCAAGGCTTTATCCCCATGTAAGCTCAAACATCAGGAAATCAGCGGCATTCTGAAATCTCCACACGTCCCAGCCCCATTCTCTGTAGCCTTCCCAATGGCTTGTGGCAAGATTTTGTTTGCACCATTGTTCAATGAGGTAAAATTCTGCCAATGTGTGCTTTCTCATGCGGGCCTCATGCCAATTTGCACGCCCGTCGTTGTCGTTTGCAGGCAGGTAAAGGGGCAAATTCATTTGGCGAAAAGTTTCTCTACTATCCTGCATCAGGACTATATCAAACTGGCCATCATGGCATCCTCAGCTGATTCAAACACAAATATATTGGCAGTAAATCGAATCCAAGGTGACTCACTGTATTTGTAGCACCATGTTTCAATCTCATAACAATCCCCCGCCAGGGTCACAAAGATGCAGGTTTGCTGGAGACGCTTTATCCAATCGGCAATTACTTCATCTTGTGGCGGCAGAGGCATCTTTGCTGCCAATGGCATCACAGCTTCTCGCCGGGTTCCCAGCCTCGGAACTGCATAAACACTGGGAAACGCATGCTCCAGATATCGCTGTTGCGGTTCTGAGTAAGCACGTCGCATTTGATCTCCACAATGCGGCCCACAAGCTTGTCTCGATTGGCCCAGATCTCCTCGCGCAGTTCTTCGCTGAATCCGCTACCCACGCTGGTCTCGATAATCTTGCCTTGGTCCTCGCCGCGGCAGATCAAATTGCCCATGGTATTGGCAAACTTGGTACCTGGTGTGCCGATTTCCACCCCCACAATCTCCAGATCAAAAGTCACGCTGGGCTTGATTTTGAGCCAGCCGTCGGTGCGTTTGGTGCGGTAGCTGGCATCGGGATCCTTTACCATGATGCCCTCATATCCTGCCATGACAGTTTCGCGGTTGAATTCTTGAAACGCCTTTTGCCCCGCAGTTGTGTTCAAATCCACTGTGAGCTTGGGGATCACATACACACGATCACCAGCCACCTTGCGGATGGCTTCAGTCAATCCCACCAACAAGTCGTGTCGATCCTTCTGGCTGATTTTGCATTCGCCAGCCAGAAAGTCTGAAAGTGGGATAATATCAAACAGTGCCAAGTGGCTGTCGCTTGTGTCCACATCGCTCTTGCGGTTGACTTGCGTCATGAGAGCCTGGAAGTTGCTGCTCACAACTTCGCCATCCAGCACCATGCTCTGTGTGATAACAGGGAGCAAACGACCCAACATTGTGGTCAAATCTGTGAAGTTTTCGTTGACTTTGCCGTTGCGAGTGAACTGTGTCACAGTGCCCGCCTGTTTGTCCAGCACAGTCAAAAGCCTAACCCCGTCCATTTTGACATCCAACATCTTGACGCCGCTTACCTTCTTGGGTAGGTCATCGCCGTTCTTGGCCAACTGGCAGCTGAACACTGGAATTTCGTATGCACGGCCCGGTTTGCCCATTTCCGCCAGCACCTTGTTGATGGTGGCTTCGGTTACACCGCACTTGAGGTCCTTCAAAATCACTCGGCGGCAGAAATTGTTCCAGATGTGCTGAGTATATGTGTCTGCCGCCGCGCTGAGGGTGTCTCGTGCAGCATTGCCTGTGAGCCGGCGTGTGATGAGGTTCTGGCACAGGCTCACAAAGCCCGCATCAGTGCCGGTGGGTTTGAACCCCACTGCGTCAGGCTCAGCAATGAGAGGAACTTTTTTCACACCAAAAGTCACCATGGCGTCGTAAGCCAATTTGGCGCCCGCAAAAAACTCCGTGATGCCCAATTTCCAGGCATCACGGAGGATCTGCTCTTTGTCCAGGCGGCCCGGGGTATTTTGCAGGGCAATCACAACGTCGGCAGCATTCTTCATGTTATTCTCCATTACCTTGCCAGCATACACTATGTCACTGTGATGTCAAGCCTTGACGCGAGGTTTACGCACGTCAGTGTTCAAAACCGGCTGCATTTCAGCCATCAGCACTCGTTCGCGCTCATGAGCGGCTCTCTTGCCGCGCACTTTTTCCAACACGCGAGCGGTAAACGCCTGCGCTCCGTGCTTGCGAATTGCCTCACACAACCGCCACGTCTTGTCTTCACCCAGGGCTCGATTGACATGCTTGCGCCAGCGTCGTTCCAGGCTTTTCTTGACACTGCCGCGATCCACAACAGTGACGCCCACATAAATCTCACCCCGGCATTCCAGGGCATAGACGATGTGGTTGGTATCCACGCGGCGGCGCCGCTTGACAACAGTGGTTTCCGTCATGTCATCATCCTAGCACAAGCTGCCGATCTGTCAACCAAAAATTTCAGTATTTCTCCAACTGTGCCACCTCGAGGTTGTCGAGATACCAGTCCGTGGTGGGATCCCAATAACACCCAGCGCGGGGATCATAGTAGAGCACACGTCCATTTGCATAGTGAAACGGCCCTTCTAGACCGCTGCGAGGCTGCCACTTGGGATCCAGCTTGCCTATAACGCGATAGCCCATGAGCACGTCTCCCAATGTCTATAAACGCATATTAGCATAAAGAGCCTGCATGTCGACCAAAAACAAGGTGCTGGATAATGATATCAAAGGCTTAGCTGGTCAATGACTTCAACAAGTTAGCACAAAACAGAGTCTGTCGTGTTGTTCGTGGCTGCCTCTGCTACACACATACGCCCAACCCTGCGATATTTTTCCCCAAAAACCAGTGCCATTGTGGTCGACAAATCCTGCGCTCATGCTATTATGGCATCATAGAGCAAGGAAGCAGGCATGTTTGATACTGAAAACACCACACTGTTCCAGGACGTCAGCGCTTTGGAACTGCGCTTTGAAGAGCTCACTGAGCATTTTCAGCATGCCGATCCTCAAGACGAGTCCGCCCAAATTATTTGGGGACAGCTTTGCGATGTTGCCAATGCTATCCAGAACGAAACCCAACGCTGAGGAACCTAGCATGCAGATCACCGTG